TGCAGTGGAAGCCGATCGGATGGGCAGAGGAGCAGGGGCAAATCCGGGCCGGCGTCGGTCCGTTTCTGGATCGCCGGTCCCGTGAGCGGCGCGCATTCGTGGCCAGGACGCAGTTCCCGACCCGAGGCGACAAGAGCGTGCGGGCGCAGTCGATCCGGGGCCGCATGGCGCTTGATGGGCTGCACGTCCCTGCCGGCGCGACATGGCGGGCCGAGTTGGAAGCCGAATTGATGGCGTTCCCGGCAGGCAGACATGACGATCAGGTCGATGCGCTGGGTCTGGTCGGGCAGTTGTTGGACAAGATGATCGGGCCGGGTTCCGGGAAGGACCTGCGTGGCCCTGAGCGACCAAACGACTACGGCCGGGGCCGCCCCGCGCCAACCTCTGGAAACTGGAAAACGGCATGAGCGACACGACGGCAGACAAGGAGGATCGTCTGCCGACGCTTCGCGACTGGTTTCTGAACGCCGAAGATGGCACGTCCGAAGCTCGCACCGAGGCCGAGCGCGCCCGCGACTACTACGACGGCCGGCAACTGACGACGGAAGAACTGGCAACGCTCGCCTCTCGTGGCCAGCCGCCGGTCATCGACAACCGGATCAAGCCCAAGGTCAATTACCTCCTCGGCCTGGAAAAGCGCGGCCGCACCGATCCCAAGGCGTTCCCGCGCAACCCGGATGACGAAGAAGGCGCGCACGCCGCGACGGATGCCATCCGGTATGTGTGCGACCTGAACCTGTTTGAGGAAACCGGCGCGCTTGTGCTGGCTGACATGCTGATCGAGGGGTTCGGCGGCGCGGATGTTGTTGTTTCGCGTGACGCCAAGGGCGAACACCGCATCACGATTGAGCATTTCCCGTGGGATCGGCTGTTCTACGATCCGCACTCCCGCGCTTACGACTTCTCCGACGCCAAGTATGTCGGCGGCGTCCTGTGGATGGACGAAGACGCGGTTCTTTCCCGCTGGCCAGGGTCCAAGCCGGCGCTTGACGGCGCCTATATTTTCGAGAGCGGCAGTTCCGAGACGTATGACGACCGGCCGGTTGTCTGGGCTGATCCGAAGCGCAAACGGGTCCGCGTGATCCAGCTTCATTGGACCGAGGGCGGCGAATGGTGGCTTGCCACGTTCACAGCCGGCGGTTTCCTGGATGATCCGATTCGTTCGCCCTACGTCGATGACGAAGGCAAGAGCGAGTGCAGCCTGATCCTGCAATCGGGCTACATCGACCGCAAGAACTGGCGGTATGGCATCGTCCGCGACATGATCGACCCGCAGGATGAGGTGAACAAGCGCCGGTCGAAGGCGCTGCACCTGCTGTCAGTCCGGCAGGTGATCGCGGAACAGGGCGCGGTGACGGATGTGAGTGCCGCCCGCGCCGAACTGGCCCGGCCCGATGGCTATGTCGAAGTAACGCCGGGCATGAAGTTTGAAATCCAGCAGACCGGCGACCTTGCCACGGGGCAATTCGCGCTGTTGCAGGAGGCCAAGGCGTCGCTTGAGGCGACCGGCCCCAATTCGTTCCTGATGGGCAAGCAGACGCAGGCCGCATCCGGCCGGGCGATCATGGCCAGCCAGCAGGGCGGTGAAATCGAGATCGACGGCGCGATCATGGACAGGTTCCACCAGTTCAAGCGCCGCGTATATCGGACCATCTGGAACCGCATCAAGCAGTTCTGGACGGAGGAAAAGTGGGTTCGGGTGACAGACGACGAACGCAACGTGCGGTTTGTCGGGCTGAACCGGACCGTGACGCTGGGTGACGAGATCGGGGGGCTGCCTCCCGATCAGCAGATGCAGGCCATGCAGGAACAGGCCCTGTTCCCCGGCGATCCCCGCTTGGCCCAGCCATTGCGGATCGAAAACAACGTGGCCGAGATGACGGTTGATATCGTCGTTGATGAAGCGCCGGATGTTGCGTCGTTGCAGGTCGAGCAATTCGCGATGCTGGCCGATCTGGCGGGCAAGATGCCGGGCCTGATCCCGCCTGACGCGCTGATCGAGGCATCGGCTCTGCGGAACAAGGACAAGCTCCTTGAGAAGATGCGGCCTCCGGTTGGCCCTGATGGTCAGCCCGTTCCGCCGCCGCCGCCGCCTGAAATCGTGAAGATGCAGGCTGAGATGCAGTTGAAGCAACAGCAGGCGCAGCAAGATGCAGCCAATCAGCAAGCGAAAATGGCGATGGATGCTCAGGCCGCCGCGCGACAGGCCGAAATCGACGCGATGAAGGTGCAAGCCCAGATCGCCATGGACCAGCGCCGCTTGGAGGCTGAAATCCAGCTTCAACAGCAGCGTTTGGCGGCCGAGATGGAGCTTCGCCGCTTTGAAATCGAGGGCAAGATGCAACTCGCGCGTGTCGAGGCTGCCGCCCGATCAGAATTGTCCCGTGACGTGGCCGCCGACAATGCGGAAGCCCGGCGCGAGGCGATGGACAAGGCTCATTCAGAAGGAGCGGACGCATGAGCGACCGAGCCAGACGGGTATACGCGGAACTGGTCCGCAATGCCCAGGAATTGGCCCTGTTCAACGAAATTGGCGCGGCCTTCGCGTCAATGCCGGATGGCATGAGCGGCCCGTTTGATGGCTGCCAGCCCGTTGGACTGCTTGACAGCAGCAAAGACGACCAACCGGCCGAGTAATACCCACCCCGCCGCCGGGGGAACGTAACGGGCGCCTCGTGGCCGACCAGCGGAATGGTCGGGCCGCCGCCGGGCAATGAACGGGCGTTGCAGCGCAGGAACAATCATGAGTGACACAGAGACCGGGACGGGCGATTACGCCCCGATCCCGCTTGCGGACATTTTCAGCCGTGACGAGCCAGCGCGTGAGGAACCGACAGGCGGGCAGCCTGCACCGGAACCGGAACCGCCAGCCCCAACGGAAACGGGCGATCCACCCCCCGCAGCGCCGCCGGCTGCCGAACCTGATCCGCCGCATGTGCCAATCGCCGCGCTGAAAGACGAGCGCGCCAAGCGTCAGCAGATCGAAGCCGAGTTGACCGCCATGAAGGCGCGGCTCGCTGAGATCGAGAAGGCCACACCGCAGCAACCCAGACCTGAACCGCAACCGCTTCCCGATCCAGTCAAGGACCCCGCCGGATATCGTGCCGCCATCGCTGAGGAAGTCCTCAACGAGCGGTTCAATATGTCCGAAATGATGGCCCGTCGGGATTATCCCGATCTGGATGAGAAGTTGGCCACATTCCAGGCCGCCGCCGAAGCCGATCCCGCATTGGCTCACAAGCTGCGATCCCAGCCCCATCCTTGGGACTGGATGTATCAGGAAGCGAAACGCATTCAGGCCCGCAATGAGATCGGTGACGATCCGGTTGCGTTCCGTGAGCGTGTCCGCGCCGAACTGATGGCCGAATTGCAGGGGAAGCCCCCTGCCGCTGCACCTGTGCCGCCCGACGCCACCCCGCTGCCCACAAGCCTGGCTGCGGCCCGGTCCGTTGGCGCTCGCACCGTCAAGGAATCAACCGGCCCGACGCCACTCAATGAGATTGTGCGCTTCAAGGGCTAGCCCTCATGGCAACGACACTCGTCCGCGACGGCCTTCGGGTCCAGCAGTGGGATGACAAGTTTTTCGTCGAGTTCATCCGCAACAACAAGTTCGCCCCCTACATCGGATCGACCGAGAGTTCGATCATCCACGTCAAGGAGAAGCTGACGGCTGCGGCCGGTGACTCCATCACGTGGCAGATGATCGGGCGCCTCAAGAACGACGCCACACGCGGCGCCACTACGCTCACGGGCAACGAAGAAGCCCTGAACAACCGCTCAATGCGGGTGTATGTGGAACTGATCCGCAACGCGGTGGCGGTTGATACCAAGACCGAGCAAATCAAGACCGACATCGACCTCCGGAATGCGGGCCGGTCCGCGCTCAAGAAGTGGGCGATGGAGACGTTCCGAGAGGACATCATCGAGGCCATGCTGTCCATTGACGGCGTGAAGTTCGAAGATGCAACGGCGGCGCAGCGCAACACGTGGCTGACGAACAACTCCGACCGCGTGCTGTTTGGCAAGGTCAAATCGAACGCGTCCAGCAACATCCACGCCACCGCGCTGGCGACGCTGGATACGACCGACGACCTGCTGACGCCCGCCGCAATCAGCCTCATGAAGCGCATCGCCAAGCAGGCTGATCCCTACATCATGCCCGTGACCGTGATGGAGGACGAAGAGTGGTTCGTCCTGTTCTGCAACTCCTATTCGTTTCGCGATCTGGCCAACAACTCGACCATGACGCAGGCGAACCGGGATGCCCTGCAACGCGGGGAGAAAAACCCGCTGTTCACGGGCGGTGATCTGATGTGGGACGGCGTGATCATCAAGGAAGTCGAACAGATGCCGGTCTATGCGGACCTGGGCAGCGGCGCGACGACCGACGTTGGCCCCTGCATCATGTGCGGCCAACAGGCACTTGCCTTGGCCTATGCCCAGCGCACGCGGTCGGTGGAAGACACGCCGCGCGACTATGGCCGCATCCTGCCCATCGGGATCGAGGACATCCGGGGGATCGAAAAGATGCGCTTCGGCACGGGTGCGTCGGACACCACCACCCCGAAGGATTGGGGGATGGTGACCGGCTGGTTTGTCGCACAGCCGGATAGCTGATCCCTGCGCCCGGGCAACCGGGCGTTCCTTCCCTGATCCTCTCAAGGAGCAATCCTCATGGCTACCCTTTCCGAAACGGTCAGCGCGACCGGCCCGAAGTTCTCCCCGCCCGCGAAGACGGTTGGCGTCCTGTCCAACATCGTCACGCTCGGCACGACCGACGTGGGCACCAAGCAGGAAATCATCGTCGGATATCTGCCGCCCATGTCGAAGGTCATCGACGTGGTTCTCGGCGTCACGGATGTGGACAGCGGCACGGCGTTTGTGTGCGCGGTCGGGGACACCAGTGACCCCGATCGGTTCATCAACGGCGGCACTGTCGGGCAGGCTGCCGGCGTTCTGCGAGCCGGCAACAACGCCACCAGCGCGAAGACCTACTGCGAGCATACCGGCTACACAGCGGCGACGCCGATGAGCCTGTCCGTGATCACGGAGGCCGGCACGGCGGCGGTGGGGACGGCGGTCCTGACGTTCACCTATGAAACGCTGGAACCCCCGACCGCCTGATGCCGACTTTCACCTTCATCGGTGGCGACGAGTGCGGGGATATCACGGCCATCAACATGTATGGCGTGATCTTCCCCCTCGGCGTTCCCATCCCCCTCAACAACCTGTTCATCGAACGGAAGTTGCGGGGCAATCGGTTCTTCACGGAGACGCCCGACGATGACAGCGACGGTAGCGCAACTGGCAGCGCGGGCGCTCAGGAAAACGGGGCTGGCTCCGGTGGCGGTGGCGAGCCATCCGACAGCGGGATCAGCGGTGACGCTGGCGTTGACGGCGGCGCGGGCGCTGCGGCTGTTGGGGATCAACCCCGTCGCAGAAGCCGACGCGACAGCGAATAGCGGCACCACGACGGTAGCTGCCATCGCAACCCGGGCGCTGCGGCGCCTGGGGGTGGTCGCGGCCGATGAAACGCCCGTCGCGGCGGATACCACGCTGGCCGAGGAAAAGGTAACCGCCGTGCATGAAATGCTGGCGGCGTCCAACCTGATCACCTGGGCATCCTCGGTCATTCCGCTATCGGTGGCCGAGCACTATACCATCATGGCCGCGCACCTGATCGCGCCGGCCTTCGGAATGCCGCAGGACGCGCCCGCGTTCGATGCGGCTTTCGCGCACGTCCGCACCATCGCCCTTTCCGGCGCGGCTGGCCAGACATTGGCCGAGGCCGAGGTGACGGCGGCACACCAAACCCTCAATGCCCTGGGCTACGTCACCTGGACGCTATCCGCCATCCCGGAAAGCGCGGCGACGCATTACGCGACCATGGCGGCTTCCCGCATGGCCCCCGCGATTGGCAAGCCAGCGGATGACGCGGGCTATGCCTCTGCGGTCACCCTGATGCGTCAGTTCGCCATGGCGGGTGCGACCGGGCAGGCGATGGCCGAGGAAAAGGTCAGGGCCGCCCATGCCTCTCTGGATGCGCGCGGACTGACGCGCTGGACCCTGGCAGACATTCCCGATTACGCGGAGGAACCGCTTGTGATGATGGCTGCTGAGCTTCTGGCGCCGGAAGTCGGGCAGTCTCCCCTCCCCGGCTTGTATCTGGCGGGTGAACGGGAAATCCGGCGCGTTGTCGCCATGCCGTCCAGCGGCACCCCGGTTCAGGCCACGTATTTCTGATGGCCGGCTATCCCCTCCCCCTATCGATCCCGCGTCAACCGCGCTCGCCTCGGGTCAAGCCGCGTCGCGACTTCGTGATGACAGCCGGCGATGATGTGACGCTGGAACTGACGATCCTTCTGGACGATGCCGGCGGCGGCGTGGTCGATGTGACCGGGGCCGAGACGACATGGAAGGTATTCGACGCCAGCGGCACGGCTATCGTTGAGGTTGTCGGCACGGTCGAAGACGCGCCGAACGGTCGCATAGACGTTGCCATCGACGGCGCCGACACGCTGGACATCCCGGGCCGGTATCCGCACTCGCTGCGGATAGAGTTCACGAACGGGATGTCCACCGTCGTCACCGGCATGATCCACTTCGAGCCGGTTGCCGGCACGGGCGGATCGGGCTTTGCCGATGCGATGACCCCGGCCGAGGGGACTTATGGGGATTGGGAGGTTGCCGAACTGACGGCGGCCTCGGCCATCATCGCGGGCGCCACCTCGATTGGTGGGCAACTGACGCTCACCAGTGACGCCATCGACGCGCTTTCCGTGCGCGGGGGCGGCGTGTTCGGGCCGAGCGATTACCGCCAGGTCGAAATCCTCCCGACCACGACGGCGGACGGTGCGGCGGGTATGCCGCAGACCTTCCTTGCCCGTCGCGTCGGGTCTGACGATACGGTCGGCGCGTCCGGCAACCTGTGGGTGTCGCAATCGTCGTGGGTTCTGACGGACACCACGGCCCCGGCTGGCGTGCGCTACAATGCTCTGGTGTCCACCTCGGCCGGCGCTGGCGTTGATCCGGGGGAGGTGTGGGGCTTCACTTCGATCCTGTCCACACAGGCCAGCACGGACAGCTTGAACGCGGTCCCGATCTATGGCCAGGGCGTCCGGCGCGGCCTCCCATCGTCGGGCGTAGGCGTGCCGATCTTCGGCGGCGTGCTTGAAGCGCGGTCACTCACGGGCGCGTCATCCGCGACGGACGGCCGGATGCGGTCCCTTGAACTGGACATCTTCGCCAACGGCGCGGACGATATCTCCCCGGCGCCGGGTCGCGAGGCTTTGACGTTTGTCCTCGACAAGAACGACGCGGGCGGCGCGGCCCTGCATGTCACATCCGTCATCGGCGTCTACACCTCGACGGGCGCGACCTGTTCATGGGTGCTGCGGCCGAACCTGACATGGACCGAGGCGTTTCTTGACGCGCGCGGCGGCACGCAGGGCGGTTCGGCCCATACGCTCTGGATGAATGCCGGGCAGACCATCGCCCTTGATGCGTCGGCTGCCACGAAGATCGGGTCAAACGGGTCCACGATCACACTCACGGGCGCGGCGACCGTGACGGGCGCGGTCACGGCGGCAACCATGCGGGCCGAGGCCGGTTCCATTGAGGTAACCGGCAATTACAGCAAGACCACGGCGCCGTTCGATGTGCGGTTCGCCCTGATCCGCACCGACCCCGAAAACGTGACCCTGGCATCCCGCGACCTGACGCGGATGGAGATCACCTCCGACCGCCACAACACCCGGCAGGATGCGACCGGGGCGAGCAGCGGCGTTGTGTTCCAGGCGGTCAACTGGACGCTCGGGATCAACAACACGGCAATCGCGGACTCGTGGGACGGGCATCGCACCGTGCAGCGGATTTCGATGGTCGATCGCAATTCCCCTGCGTCGTCTCTGATCGCTCCGGACGGCACTGCGAGCCCGGTTGCCCCGGAACTGAATGTCACGTGGTCCGGCCTGACGCTGCTGAACACGCGCGGCGGGACAGCGCCGGAAGTCGGGTATGCGGTCGGGCGGAACTTCCTGGATTATGGGTCCGTTCTCCAACGGTCACCTACTGCGGACGGGCTGTATAGCGGCGCGCAGAACCTGACGCGCACCCATATGCACGAATATGGGATGTTCTTCTTTCAAAAAACTTCCGTCCAGTCGGCGGGCGGGATCGGGCTAAACGTCGCGGCGAACCGGGGCGTCTCCCCGGTCTACGAGTTCACCGGCTACACACTGTCAAAGGCCGGCGTGTCGTCGCTCGGCTTCCGGTTCGGCTTCGGCGCGTCCGGCTGGGCGCTGCATGGCCTGGACCCGTTGCGCGGCATCATGTTCGGCGCGCGGGCGAACCGCGCGGACCCCCTGCCGAAGATGCTGACGGGCCTGCACCTGTCCGATGTGGTGTTCTCCGGGCCGGCGATCCGCTGGCCGGGTGGCGACA